GTGATCTTCATACAACCATTCTGGATAGTTTGAACATCTATTCCCTTTTTCGAGGTCGCCATTTGCGGGGTACCGGCGCAATCTGCCTTAAAGCAGTGCACTTTCCCACACTTATTGCATTTCCCCCTAGCATGTCGCTTCTTACACGTCGGACAATTCTGTCGTACCGTCGCCGGGGCAATAGCCACCGGTGCTGCCTGAGGGGTCTGCATCGCCACCACTATGGGTGGGGGCTGTGGGTCGTTAGGTGGTGTCAAGACGACCGGCGCTTTAAGAACGCGCGGTGCCTCCTCCACAAAATCAATTTTGGAGATCTCGCCAAATTGCTTCCGCTTAAAACGGTTTCCAATTTGTTTACGACCCCCCTTGGCTCTTGATGACCGATCCATATACAAAGCTCCGTCATAAATGTTACGGATATCTAGATCCATCCGATCCAACTTCGCATATGCGTCGTCGTAATCCTTTCGATCCCGGGCATTCATATTAACCCCGTCAAAATCGTCCATAATATCATTTATAACCTTATAGCATGCTCTTCGCTGATCCTTCAAATGCCGGACCGCAGCTTTATCGTAATCCGAAAGGCCATCATAACTAGCATTCAACCGCTTTGACCGGGCCGCCGCTATTCGCTGACCCTTTGACCCCTTATCTCCTACTTCCTGACGAAAGAGCAAAAACTCTCCCGTCTGGTCGTAGTCTTCCAGATCGATTGACATCACCCCTTCCAGGTACCGATTACAATCCGACTCCGGGTGGCTTCTCGCTGCCAATTCACATATCCTCGCTGTCCACTCGAATATGCTCTTCATTCGCGGTAAGAACGACATCATAACCACATTATCGGGCGTGTGTTCCTTCTGCAAACAAAAGAAATGTATATCACTGGGTAAGAAATACTCCCTCTCATCGAGCTCCTCTTCACCGGAACCCGAGGTCGGGGGGACCTCTCCTGGAACTCTGGCTAGTAAGCCTGACGCTCCAGTGGGCTCCTTCTTCTCATCCCTTTCGCCTCCTGGAGGCCCCTCAAGGGGCTTCAACACTGCATTATCCTCTTTAAATAGATTCGTCAGCGGGGAATAATCCACCGTCGACATAAACCAACCTACCGTAAAGAAAATACAGGCTGTAGCCGCAACAACAGAGGCCACAATAGCGACTCTCTCCCATGTAATCTCCGTCATCAACGACTTAAAGTAATACAACGAAAAATCTAAACGATCTTTCCACGATGCTGTACCATTCTCAAGTTTGTCAATTATCGTGAGATACTGGGCTATACTACTCGCCTCCAGAGTCGCCG